TGTGATCATAACTAAAAAAGAAGCACAAGCAGCAGCAGGAGAAAATAAACAAGGAGGATTTAAAGCTGGTGGATTTCAAAAGAAATCGTTTGCCAATAATAAATCTTTTGGTAATAGACAATACTAATAGTAGGTAATACTATTATTACCTCTATCCCTAGGGTTTTCATCAGGCAGTCATGCCTACCCTTTCATTGTTTCCCTAGGGGTAGAGTAAAAAACAGAAAAGGATATACATGGTAAGCAAGTCAGACTTCATTGATATTGAAGAAAAGATACAGAAAAGAATTATAGCAGAACGTAATCAAGAGTATGGAGATTACCAAGAGAACTTTGCATTACTTGCTGAGCTATTCTCTATAGTTCTATTTAATAAAATTAAAGTAGCATTACAACCAGAAGACGTTGGTCATATAATGATGGCACTTAAACTATATCGCTGCACTAAGAAATATAAAGCAGATAGTTATGATGATCTATCTATCTATTGTAAGATGACTAAGCAAGTTAGACAGAATAAAAAATAATGAAGGTTGTAAGATTAAAAAAGTGTGAATGTTATTTTACTTATGTAGAAGAATTTGACACAGCCGAACATGCCATTGATCCTGATAAACGAGGTTTGTTTATTAAAGTTAAGGTTGGAGCAATAAGAGTAAACTCAGTAAGTATAAGACAGAAAGAAGATAAATATGATGAACATAAAGCAGCTAAAGGAACAAATTAAATTAAGATACACTACTAATGTGTATGCAAACTTAACAGATAAAGAACGCAAACTTTATCGTTTAGGTTTTAAGACTGGATATAAATTAGCCAGAGAGTTTTTTAAAAAGCATGTTGTTACTAAACAGAATACAGTTTTTAAAGAAGTTGTTAAGTATGTAACAATCAATGATGTTGTAGTGCCTGAGAATGTAAAAGAAATGTTATCTATTGTTGCCAATCAACTTAGCATAGATGTTAATGAAATACTTACTAAGACTAGAATACAATCAGCTGTGATTGCACGATCCATTTTAATTAATGTTCTTAGAGATAAGTACGCAATGCCATTTACAAAGATAGGCGTGCTACTTGGCAATCGTGATCATACAACTATGATCCATCATGTTAGAATGAAAATGAATAAGGAACATTTCTGGCAGCCAAATCATATTATCTGGAATAGATACCAGTATGTGATGGATAATATTAAGTAACTACTTTTTAAAACCTGATAACAAACTCTTATAAGACTTCTTAGAAATAGTAGATTCAGATTTAGATCTTGATGTACCAGCTTCTTTACGTTTGTTTATATTATAATATAAACCTTTGCGAGCAGTCTTACCTTCTTTTGTTTTATGATATTTAGATTTATCCATATTATTTACTCATTAGTGATTTGCCTTTTTTACCATTACCAATAATTCCTCTACCCTTCAAGACATCTTTGAAAGTTACTTTACCATCACCAGTTAGATCTGGAAAACTTTTTTTCTTTTTATCTTTTTTCATTGGCATATTTATGTTTGCACTTTAGTTTCTTTAAATATTCTATGTATAGATTCATACGCTTATCATTTTCTGTATTTATGACAACCTTTTGTTTCTCTGCTGTTCTTACATTATTAAAGTAAATATCATAGCAACTATGATCAAGGCTATGGCAGAAGTTAAGTTTTTCTGCGTTGATAACCCAGCCACCTTCATTGCTCATGTGTTCTTTGCCACAGATATGGCAGTTACCACAGCTCTTTAATATTTCTTTTCTCTTACCCATTAACTCTTCTTATGTCTTGCAGCAAAGTTTCTTGCAGCTTCTTTAGATCCAAATCCCCAGGCTTTAAGTGCTAGCTTTAATCTGGTAGGCTCACCACTCTTGCTAAGTAAAGATCCTTTCATACCACCAAACCTTGCAGCAAAAGAAACTCGTCTTGGATTAGTGCCTGTCTTTACAGGAGCTTTTAAATTAGATCCTTCAGTACGATTAAAGTATTTTCTACCAGCTTCGTTTAATCCACCGCTTGGATTTTGATACATTTTTTTAACCATTATAATTTCTCTCTGAATGGGTTGTAGTCATCCTCATTTATCTTAAAGCATTTACACTGTTTTAGTAAAGCACAAAATCCTTTTCTTAACCAAAAAATACATTTGACATTTAACATAAACTATACTCTCCCCTGACCAACATATTCTTTATAAGTTTTATTCTTATTAACACGCTTAGTATGTCTGCCTTTTCTTTTCTTAGGTGGCTTTCTAATATGTTTGTTCTCAAGATTTTTTTTTGCCATTCTTTTTCTTTAGTTTAATCTTAATGTTAGATCCTTGCTGAGCAAGTAAGGTAGGTTTCTTTTTAGAATAAGATTGTCCAAACATTGTAGAGATTTGATCAGACATTATTTTTTAGTGAATGCGTCAATGCTAGGTTTTAATCCGTAGATCGCACCGAAGATACCAACGATTAACCATTGATACCAAGAAGGAAACTTACCAAAGTAATCAAAGAATAAATCTAACTTAGCTTTAATATTAATATCATCACTAATAACTGCATAAGATAAAACAAGAATAGGAATACAAACAACGATTAAAACAAATTCATCTTTCCATGATTTGTCTTGTTGATCATATACATCTCTTTGATATTCAATCTCACCTTTAGCCATTCGTTCATAGTGTCGTTTCTCAGCTTCAGATTCTAATAGTTCTGATTGCTTATGGTTCTTATAGATCTCAGCACCAGTTTTAAAAACAGTAGGTATTAAATTCCACCACATTATATTTCACACTTTCTTACAAAGTTAGCTAGCTCTTCACATCTGCTTGGCGTTTGTCTATACCAGGCTGAGTTAAGCATTTCAGCTGCAGCTCTTGTGTAATCAAATTCGTTTAAAGCTGCAAACATATTCTTAAACTTAGATACACCAGTCTTTCCTAATTGAAATACCATCTCAATAATAACTCCTTTAACAAGCATAGGTAATGGTGATGTACCAACTAATTCTTCCATACCTTGTTTAGCTTTAATAAAATCTTTATCAAACAATGCTTCAAGTATATCTTTGTCATAGATAATACCTTCTTCAAAATCATCATCTTCAGTAAGTAGATGACCATAACCAATAGTACCTTTGCCAAGTGAATCTAAATATACTTTGGCAGAGAAACCTTCATGTTTCTTTATGCGTGTTTTAACGTCTTCGTAATTCATTTGATTAATATTTTACCATCTTCATATACATATACAATCTTAACATTCATAGTGGATTGTATTTTAGATGGAGATCTATTGATACGATCATTCTTTTTGTGTGCATACTTAGTAGCTGACTTTCTATATGACACAGTCTTAACATCGTAGTTAGTATATTTTTTTGTCTTAGTATTAAATACAACAAGATCTATTGGACCAACACCACCTAGTGCTGTGAATACAATTAAGTCAGGATCTTTAGCAAAGTGTGCTTGTGCTAATGCCTCTGATACTAAACCCTTGTCTGATTTCTTCATCAGTATTGTAAACCCTTTTAGTTTTTTGTTTATCTAAATTGAAAGAAACTACCAACCGCTGTAACAATACCACCAATGAATATAATAAAATAAATAACACCCTTGCCTTTATTCATATCGCTACGAAGATCTTTAACATCTACTCTTAATTCATCTATTGTTTTAATAAGTGTACTCATTCGTTCAGCACAAATCTTTTCATGTGCAGACAAACGAATAGATGTACCAGATGTAGGTTGTTTCTTTCTCTTCATACACAAGCTATAGTGGTTGTGGATAAAAAGTCAATTATAGATTGTAATTATATAGATTGTTCTGGTGTTTCTATGCAGTCAAAATGAAAGGATGGTTTGACTTTCTCAAACTGATCTAATGGGAATAGTTTATTCTGTTCTGCTATAAATTCATAACCAGCTATGGTACATTCTCTAAAGGTATTAAACTTCTTACCTGTACTCATGGTGTCTAAGCAGTTGCCATTAATTATTGAGCAAACTGCAAATACTAATAAAAAATTCATTAAAGTTATTTACACTAATATGTGGATAAGTAAATAAGGGTGGCTATTCACCACCCCTATTGTATAGACTAATCTTCGTCTTCTTCTTCGTCTATATCAAGATCCTCATCTTCTGATTCATCATCATAAGAATCTTCTGGATTTATCTTTAGCTCAAGATCATCAAGGAGATCTTTAATCTCATAGATAATATCTTCAGCTGATTTAATTTTCTTTTTTGCCATGCTAACTCCTATTAGTTGGTTTGGCAAAAGCCAACTAGTGTTAATTGAATAATAAGTAAATAAAATTATTTTTTATAACTTATTGAATTATAAATATAATTTATTTTTTATTGTAGAACTGTTCTACACTTTTAGCATAATCTTTCCAAAATGTTTTAACATCTTCAAAAGCATCTGCATAAAACTTAGTCCAGTATTCTCTGAAAGATTTATAATCTAACATAGTATTCTCCATTGGTTAATGGAAACTATATATGTTGCAGTGCAACAAATTTCAAGTCTATTTTAAATGAGATCTGATAGATTCAATAGCTTTGCTGATTTCATCTTTATAAGCATAACCAATGAAACCTCCAGCTAGTAAACCAATTATTAATGTAATCATATTATTCCTTAGG